CAGTACCAACACCAACAGACTCAACTCCGTTAAAATATACTATATCGTTTACTTTAGAGTCAAATTTATCAGTTTTTACAGGAACAGTAAATCTATTATTTAATATATCAACATTTGAACCAAAAGTATGTGCAACACCTGTATTTCTGAATACTCTTAAAATTTTGTTTGTATCGTAAATATTAAGAACTTTGAGTATTTCAGTGGAACTACCTACACCTATTCTTATCGAACCACCAACAGATACTGTGCTTGGTATTTTATTTAAAAATATATCCTGAACTAATCCGTTAAGATTACCAACTGTCATTGATTTACCCAATGAAACAGTATCAGTACTAACTCCAATTTTAAATGAATCTGTTAAATTTGGTATGGAAGTGCTTAATCCTGAAATAAAGACTGAATCTTCATTATTCAATTCTATAAATGGAAGATAATTTATTTGAACTTGATTTCCACTATTCCATGTGAACACTGCATTATTAAATCTAGTCAGATTAGTTTCAATAGTTGATACACCTAATCCGACTATTTCAGAAACTTCAGCACTAAATCCCGAACCCTCTGTATCATCATGATTAAACGAAGTTAAGTCTCCAACTTTATATCCGTCACCACCATCTAAAATTGTTATATTATCAATTCCTCCTTTTGTAACTGATTCAACATTCGTAACTTGTCTTATATACTCATTTGATTCTTCTAGGAAATCATTGTCTGCAAATTCCTCACTAACATTATAAGGTTTTGTATTTCTTATCAAATTAGAATTATTAAAATCAAAATCATGATTTAAGATAAGATTATCATTTATTAGTGGAGATCTATATGTATTTCCTATAAAGTAAGGATATACTCCTACCAATTTATTAGTTAATGATACTCCATTACCATCAAATCCACCTGTTGCTAAACCTACTGTGCTGAAATATGCATAAATTCCATTTGGGAATTCTGGAGTTTTACAAAAACGACCATTGTGTATATCTAAATCACCTGAACTATCGAATGAATAATCATTAACAAAAAATCCCTCTTCAAAACCAGTAGGTCTATTGAATACTTTTGTAATATCTTTCTTATATGAAGATGTAAGAATTTTAAGAGAGGAGTTGATATTATCTGGATCGGAATATCCAAAAGGTCCATAAATCGGATTACCATCATAAGCCCAACCAATAATTGGTGAGTGAGATGTTATTTTATCAAATTCATCATTTGATTTAAGATCAAATGATTTTTCAAAATTTGATGCAGTTGCTTGAGAGTAACCTAAAATTCCAAAACTTAATGACGAATCTCTGGACGTAAGATTAAAATCGCCAAACCTTTCAGTTGTATTAACTGTTAAAGGTCTAACTCTTGCTCCAAATAAACCATTCTTACCTGTATCAGATGCACGAACTTCTGTAGTTAGACTACTATACCCTATACCAGAGTTTATAACCACTGTATCAGTAAGGACTCCATTATTAATAATAGGTCTTACAATTGCACCTGTGCCTGTTCCAGATGAAGTAATAGTCAATTCAGGTAATGAATTATATTCCTTTCCCTGATTTACAACAACTACATCCTCAATTTTACCGTTACTTATAATTGCCTTTAATTCTGCCTCTTTTCCATTTTGTATTGATATATTTGGTTGTACCTGATGATTTAAGATTGATGAACCATAATGACTTCCTTTTTCATATAAGTATGCACCAGTAAATGATCCTTTAACAACTGGGGTAAAGTTAATTGTACCAGTAACTGTTGATCCATAAGAAACTTCGACATTAACTTTAATATTAGGATATGTAAATGTTTGATATCCAGTTCCTGTTGAACCTAAACCAACAAAATTACTCCTAATGAAGTTACTAGTAATTGTTGCACCAATACCAGCATCCGCTAATTTAAATGAATTATCATCAACCTTCATGACATAGTATGATGAAGTTGTTGTTAATCCCTGAATTGCTTTAGGGGTTGTAGAACCTAATCCAACAGTTGGTGAATATTCAATTATATCACCATGTGAAAATCCATGATTAGTATAGTTAATTGTATTAAATGATGTTGACACTCCTGCTGGATCAACTCTCAATTTTCTATGTTGATATCCAGAACCACCATTTAGAACTCTTACACTGAGAAGAGTATTTTTAGTCTCTGTTCTAAATTTATGAACACCACTTGCAGCAGTATCTGTTGCTAAACCTACAGTATTAATACCTGCAATACCTGCTAATGCATCTGGTTTTGTATTGAATATTCTAACTGTAGTTGGGTTTACAATTCTAACAAAGTATGGATCACCGTCTGAAAGAGTGCCTGTTATAGTATTACTTGTATCATATGCATTACCTATACCTAATGACGCATTTCCTTCATTTCGATAAAATACTTTTTGACCATTTTCTAAATTATGTTGTGTCTTAAAGGTTATAGTTTCATCGTCTTTATCAATGCCACCATTGAAAAATATGTCTCTACTATCAAAAGATATATCTCTAAATCTTGCTCCTAATACTGGTTCAAGTAAACATCCATTTCCATTTCCACCTGTCAAAGATATATTATTAATTGCTGCTATATCAAATTCTTGAGGATCAACAAATATCTTTTCTACACTACCAGATATTATGGGTTCCACTAAAGCAGTTGTACCTGCACCTGTTTCAACTGAGATAATTGGAGGATTAATTACATCATATCCATCACCACCATTTAATACATCTATACCTTCTAATGGTCCAAAGAAAATATTATCATCCGAAATTGGAGAATGTATTTGAACACCATCTATCAAAATACCAATATCACTTACAGGTGTTTCATGTTTTGATGATACAAATAAATTTTGTGAGAGAGGAATTTTTCTTAATACTTTATCTGAGTGTAACTTGCGGTTTGCATGCCTTTGAAGAACAAAACTATGTGTGTATTGAGTTGCTGAACTTAATGTAGAAATACCTATCTGTATAGTACTTGCTGATCCAATTTGACTTCTAGAGTTATAAAGACCTATTCTAGATTTTTGAGCACCAGCAGGTTCTGGTTGAACATCAACATAATAAACTCTACCTGAAGTTAATCCAACTATTTCTTCATCACTTGGTTGATAAACAACTGCATCACCCTCTATTAGGGTAATATTTGAGTTTGCTGTTGGAGTAAATTTAAGAAAACTATATTTACCAGTTAAAGGATTTAATCCATCAAAATTACTTGTATTACCAGCACCAACAAATTCCTCTTTAGATACATTTACACCTATATCATAACTTGGTAAAGAGTTAGATGCTACATAACCATCAACACTTGAGTCAGTGTATACATTTAAAACATTAGATAATAAAGTTTCATTTCCAACTTCTATTGGAACACCTGTACTGGTAGCCTTTTCAAGAACACGACGAATATCATAATTTTCATTTGGATCAAGTGCTGTAAATGGTGCGACAAATGATCTATTGATAATATCAACTGTATTCTGATTTACATTAATACTACCAATATTAAAAGTAGCAACAACAACTTGTTCATTTCTTTTTAGCATTTCAAAGGTATCACCAACCTTTAATGATGACTTATCGATAGGAGTTCTTAATGTAAGAGTTGTATCACCTGTAACTTGAAATCTTGAACTTGTATTATAAATCCATGAGTTTGCAAATATTTCCTTATAACTTTCACTATTATTTTGTATTTTTTCACCAAGATTTTTAACAAAAATATCTTCACCTTCATTTACAAGATTAATATCAGATACTGAAACTAACTCTGATAATACACCAGTAATTCTTAAATCAACTCTTTTAGATAAATCACCATCTTCATATCCAAAAATTGATTCATTTAATCGAACACTATCAGCAGTGTTTATACCAATATTAATACCACTACAACCAAAAAATTGATTGATTGTTTTAGATGTGTAGTCAATTGTATTTGCACCACTTATGATAGTTCCTGTAGTTCCAAAACCTACTGTTGAGTCAACTGTAATGACTGATGCACCTGTTTGTGAATTAGTAAGCGTTTTTGTATTACCAGGTATAGTAAAAACTCCCTCTATTAAATCTCTATCACTAAATCCTAAAAATAAAGATATCTTATAGTATGTTCTATTACTTCTAGTGAATACTTCTACACCTGATACTGAACCACTAGTATTAAGATCATCTGATTTAAATATTGTTTGACCTACAAGATTTTGTGGTTCTCCACTTCCAATAACCTCTGCTACTATAACTTCTCTACGAATAAATTCTGAACTTGAGGGTTTGATTAAATTTTCTTCTAAATCTAATATTTTTGATTCGACACCATATAATACTTTAAATAATATTCTTATTGATTCTTCAATACCTTTTGATTGATAAAAAGAACGAGCAAATTTAACAAAATTACCAACGTCTAAATTTTCATCAAAATCATTATATTCAAGACCAGGTAAAAAGGTCTTTTTCATCTTTTTATAAAATTCCTGTACAAATAATACAGAAAGGTTAGTTAAAGATGAACCAGAAGCATGTGATGCTGCTGATGTATCTTCAAATTTTAATTTTTCTTGATTTACTTCAAGTAAGGATGATGTAACTCCAACATTATATCCAGTTATTCCACTAAATCCACGAATACATCCTGTAAATGATGTTGAAGTAATACCAGTATAAGAAATTATTTCATCATCTATTTTAAGAAGTCCATATTCACTCGGAAATCCTTTTGTATTTGGGACAGTGATTGTTGTATCTGATGCTGATATTTCTGCAGAGATGCTTGTAACACCTACAACAACTTCTGGTACAAGATTATCAACTTTTAAATATTGATCAAAATTATTAATGAGATCACTAGGACCTCCTTGAAATTCTTGAGAGATATAATATTGCTTAAAAAATTCAGTAGCATTAGGAAAATCTGCCAATATAAATTCTGGCAACTGATTTTCAATTATTGTATTGACATTAATTCTTTTGTCAAATTGTGACATAAATTATTTCCTCTCTAGGACTCCATTTGAGTAACTTGAGGTAAAGTAGTCTCTTGTGAATACAACACCTGAAACATCTTCTCCTGATGCAATTACGTCTTCTTTCATATTTATGGTACTATTCGATACGTTAAAACTGACGAATAAGTCTTTAAGACCTACAACATCATTTGATTCAGGATATGCTTGTACTTCAATTATATTGTTTTCTGCAACAGTAGATATAATATTAGTTGTATTAAGTATTATTTCACCTTTTTTATAATCAACTCCTCCAGCACCTTTAACCAAAACAACTTGTTGATTTTTGTTGTTCTTATATACAATACTGACTGTTCCCTTCATGCTACCGTCTAAGTTACCTGCAGAGTCTTTATTTGGTACATCAGTGAGGTATGCAATCTTATCTGATCCTGAAACTGTAAATCCAGTGCTTTTTATATTATAACCAGCGGGATTTATATTAAAACGATTACCAAAACAAAGTTCATACTGAGCAAATTGATTGAGAGATGCTTTTAAATCTCTTCTGACAATAACTTTAGTGATATTTGAAGTAATACCATTATCAACACGATCAAT